GGGGTTATTTCCCCTCTTTCCCTCTTGCATTTAATTTGTGGAACTTATCTTTGTATTCCTCAAATTTTGAATAATCAATGGGCTCCTGAAGTTTGCCTCTCGGCTTCTTCGGGGGCCTATTTTTCTTCCAAAAATCTATAAATTCTATTGCGAGTTCAGCTACTTCTTTCTTTCGAATGAGGTATGGTAGAATGTCGTTAAGGACTTTTTCAGAGTCATTCATGTCTGCGTCCCACCTCCAAGCGTCCGCTTGATTTGCGCCGAGACGTTTCGTCCGACAAAGTCTGTTTACCCCGGTTATTTTGGCGACATGCTCAAGGACGCCGGGGCTGGTTTGAGTTATTTGTATGCGGATTCCAAAGTATTTTTTTCCGTGCACTTTAATGCACTGAAGGCCAATACAACCCTCTCCGTCTATGAAGCCAGCAAGCCAAGCTTTTTCTAAGTCCATCATGTGAATTCTCCAAGTTATAGTGAACAATAACATGGATTTTCACCTGATACAATACCGGGCAACCCGGCCTTTCAGACTGTCCCGGCAGACGCTTGCAGAGACTGACTGGCTATAATCCTGCAAGGATAATACAATGGCGAATACCAGCTTTTCCGGCCCCGTAAAGGTTTCTAGCACCTTCACAGTGGCTACTGTTCCTGACGCGACTCTCAGCGAGGGCGGTCAGATTTATGTGGACAACGGCGCGAACGGCGCTCCCATCATTGCCTTCTCCAACGGCTCCGCTTGGCTTCGCGTTGATACACGCGGCGTGATTCAGGCCACTTAATCGGCGGGGCTTCTGCCGCGCCTTCCAGTGCTGCTGTGCCGTAATCCGGCCTTTTGATTAATGAAAACTTTACCTGACCAACCACACATGTGCCCCCTGACGCGAGATAATGGCGTTGGGACGGCGCATACGATCACAAAATTGGAGACTTAAATGGCTGAAATTGCTTCAGTATCACAACGCGGCAAATACGAGCCATTTGAGATTCAGGTTGCTCGCGGTCAGATCGCTTGGCACAACGCTCTTTTTAAATTTGGTATCAATGCAGACGTTGGCTCATCTGTTGAGACAGTGTGGGCGCAGGGCGGCACTTATGCTTACCTTGATGCCGCTACTATCTTAAAAATTTCTAGCAGCAGCGCCAATGACACTTCTGCTGGAACTGGTGCAAGGACAGTTTACATTTCTGGCCTTGACGACAGCTACAACGAAATCAATGAAGTCGTAACGCTGAACGGCCAGACAGAAGTCAACACAACAAAAAGCTACCTGCGTGTTTTCCGCATTTATGTCGTGACTGCTGGTAGCGGCGCGACTGCCGCTGGAACTATTTACGCAGGTACTGGCACGGTAACTTCTGGTGTCCCCGCAAACATTTACGGGATTATTGGTATTGGCGCAAACCAAACCCAGATGGCTCTGTGGACCGTCCCCGCTGGTTACACGCTCTATCTTACGGGCGTTTTTTATTCTTCTGGTGGTACCACAGCAAACGCATTTACCAACTTCCAGCTTAACCAAAGGTCGCTCGGTGGTGTTTTCCGCCAGCAAAGCTCGACCAGAGTTGCCGCAAATGGATCTTTTGTTCTGGATCTTCACACACCTCTTCGCTTCCCGGAAAAGACAGACATTGAGGTTAGGGCGGTAACTTCATCCGGATCTGCAAGTGTATCCGCTGAGTTTGAAGGCATCTACATCAAAAACGATGGTGCATAATGGCCAAATCCCCTGCTTGGACTCGCAAGGAAGGTAAGAACCCCAAAGGTGGTTTAAACGCTAAGGGTCGTGCCTCCGCAAAGAAGCAGGGTATGAACCTCAAGCCTCCGCAGCCTGAAGGTGGTGCCCGCAAGAAGTCATTCTGCGCCCGGATGAGCGGCATGAAGAAGAAACTCACCTCTTCTAAAACTGCCAAAGATCCCAATAGTCGCATTAATAAAAGCCTGCGGGCTTGGAATTGTTAGATGGGGCGCACCAACGAAGCATTGTGGTCGAGGGCTAAGGCTGAGGCTAAGGCAAAGATGGGTGGGAAACATTCTGCCCGGGCTATGCAGCTTGCTGGAAAGATCTACAAAAGCAAGGGTGGTGGATATTCTGGCGAAAAAACCTCCGCCCAGAAGTCCATGAGCAAGTGGTCCAAGGAAGATTGGGGCACAAAGAGCGGGAAGCCCTCCGGCAAGACTGGAGAGCGCTATCTCCCAAAGAAAGCCCGCGAATCTCTCACCTCGAAAGAATACGCCGCCACAACCAAGGCAAAGCGTGAAGGCACAAAGAAGGGCAAGCAGTTTGTCCCGCAACCCAAAAAGATAGCCGCCAAAACGGCGAGGTTTCGGTAAGCATGGACAAGGTTGAAGTTTCGGTTGCGAGAATGGAAGTGCAGGTAGAGCGTCTGGAGAAGGATGTTGCCGAAATGAAGGGCGACATCAAGTCAATTCTTGCAACCCTTGATAAAGCAAGTGGTGGCTGGAAGATGCTTATGCTTGTTGGTGGTTTGTCTGCCGCAATCGGTGGCTTTATGACGAAGCTAATGACTGTGTGGCCCTTCGGACGCTGAAATGACACGCAAAAGAACAGACAACATTGTTGTCCATTGCTCGGCAACGAGAGCCATCCAAGACATTGGCGCATCCGATATCAGGAAGTGGCACAAGGCCAAGGGGTGGGAAGATATCGGCTACCATTATGTAATACGGCGCAATGGTAAACTTGAGCGTGGAAGGCCTGAAACGGCCATAGGATCTCATGTGCAGGGTCATAACGCCAACAGTGTGGGTATCTGTCTTGTCGGAGGTTTGAATGATAAAACATGGGACCCCGAAGACAATTACACCACGGCACAATGGGCAACTCTCAAAAAGTTGATTGCTGATTTGCTAAAGAAATATCCCAAGGCAAAAGTTTTGGGACATCGGGATTTCCCGAAAGTGCAGAAAGCTTGCCCCTGCTTCAACGCAAGGGACTGGGCAAAGAAAAATGGTTTTCCAATCTAGGAGATTGATATGACGAAGGATATGGTTTGGGGCATCGCCCGCGCTGTGCTTGCGGCTGGTAGCGGTTATCTTGTTGGTACTGGCCTTATTGATCAGGCTATGGCCACTGAGATTATCGGTGCTCTTGGTGTGATCTTCACAGCCGCTTGGTCGGTCTGGTCGAAGAAGTGACATTAATCGAGGCGGCGCTGCTTGCTGCTGTACTCGCTGGCGTGGTTGCTGGTGGGGTTCTTGCTGCACAGCGCCCCTCATTCTGGTTTGGTCTCGCTGCTGTCATGTTTCGTGCCGGGATGCCATACCTTAACGAATACTTAACGAAGCGCATGCCTCCCGAAGAGGAGGAAGAGTGGCGTAAATGCCAGCTTCGGGGCGGTAAATGGAACCACAGAAAAAAGCGGTGTGAATGATGGCTGTAGGTCGCGGAAATATGGGCAAGCAAACCACCCGCCCCGGCAAAGTCAGCCGCGTAATGAAAGAATTCAAGGTTGGCACTTTAAAATCTAGTTCTGGCCAGAAGGTCAAGAAGAAGAAGCAGGCCATCGCCATTGCGCTCTCTGAGGCGCGTAGACCCCGCAGACCCCGCCGTCCAAAGAGAACGCTTTGATGAGCAAGAAGAAAGTAACAGCACCGCTTACATATAATCCGGGGAAAGGCCGTCCCAAGGAGCATCTTGCCTATCTCAATTATCAGGAGATGCAGGCTCTCAAGCGTTTAAACGGAAATAATCAAGAAAGAGGCCCGAGAGGTCTTCCGTCCTTTCCTCCCGCTGGAGCAATGAGCGGTGGCTCCGCAAAGAGCCCCGCCTCCACAAGCAAGGCGGCAGGTGCAGGATCAAGGCCCTCCAGCGGTGGCCGTGACGGTGGCATCAGAGATAGCGTTGGAGCGAATCGACCATCATCTTCCGGGGCCAGCAGAGGAGATGTTGGTGGTCGCGACAGTGGCACCAGAGGTGGTGTAGGGGCAAATAGGCCATCATCTCCCGGGGTCAGCAGAGGAGATGTTGCTGGGCGTGATGGCGGTATCAGAAATGTTGCTGGGGCAAGCACACCTGATAAATCTGCGATAAGCTCTGCAAACAGGACCAACACAGTAAGCGCACAGAAGTCACCCGCATTCAAGGCTGATACGGGCCGCACGGTCAATGTCGGCCCTATGGGAACGCCTGTAAGTGTGAAGGCTCCTCCCGGTGGGAAGATCAAGGGGGCAATTCAAAGCGTAAAAGCTCCAGCACCCCTAAAGCAAAGCGTGAGCCGTGGAGTCACCGTTCCTGCTGCAACAATGACAACGCAGCAGATGAAAAATCTGTATAGCCAATACCAGCAGCCTCCGTCTCCACCTCCAACAGAAAAGCAAATCGCACAAAAGCTTCGTGAAGCATATCCTGATCGTTGGGGTAGGTATACCGTTGATGAGGTGGCGGAAACTGTAAAAACATTTGCTGGAGCGCTGCCCGGAGAGGCAGATATAAACAGGTATTCTGCTGGCTCCATGCGAAACCTTGCACAGGTTGGAATTAATCAGGTCAACCGTAATATCACTCCCAAGGGAATGCTTAAGGCTATTGATACAACTGGCTTGGACATTAAGAGAGGGACTCAAAGCCTTGCCATGCCGGGGCCTTCGTCAATGGGTATGACAAAGAACTGGGCAGACCAGAATCTTGCTCGCCAGTCTTATGAAACAGCACTTCGCTCAATTGAAAGCGCCGTTGAAAATAAAGGTGTTGCCCCTCAAGCGCGCAACGCAACAAATTTTGTTGCGGCTGGTACACCAATGGTCAGGGGTGTTAAATCTGTTGGGGCTCCTGTTGAGGGCACACAGTTTGGTGTCGATCCCGCCGGAAGAGCAGCCGTTGCAAATCGCAACAGAATTGTTGATATGAAGAGGGATTATGCACAGTACCGGACTCCGGGTGCTGATGTGAGAATTGTGCCTGCTTCTGCATCTTTTGAGTCAGCAAGTCAAAACATGCAACGTCCACCAACCGTGGGAAGAAGTGCTGTTGTGCCGACAGATGCTGGCATAATTGGCGGTTTTACAGGCAAAAAGCAAATTTATGACCGAATCCCACCGGAAAATGCAGATCGCTATCCAAATTATGGACCTCCAAGTAGGAATCGGGGATTAGGCGGTTTAAATCCTGAAACATCAAACATAAAACCTTTTGGCCCGTCTGTTTTGTCGGTGGAAGACCCGGAAAACTTAAGGTACAAAAAGGCAACCCAAGAAATGGGAAGGCTTCCGGGAGGCTATAGGAATGAGGCTTCAGTAAGCCCTTCTCAAGAGCCAGCAGCCCCGTCTCAAGACATTACAATCACAGAAAAAGCAGAGCTTGCTCAGGAAAAAGCACGAAAACGTGCAGGGCAAGCAAGAAAGGGGGCACAAACAGCTTTAAATTTTGTAGCTGCGCCTCTTGGGACTGTAGTTGGCGAGGGACTTAAGGCTCTTGATGCCCAAACTCAGAAGCTTGTTGATGCCTACCAAGTTGCTGGAATGCCCGAAAGAAAAATCATGGAGGAAAAGTATCCAAACCTTATCCCCAGAGCAAATGAAATGGGTATCACCCCTTATTATCGGGGTGAGGAAGGGATGGACAGGTATAATTCTTGGGCTGAAAAGTCTGGCCTTCGCGCTCCTCCCAGCCGAGAAGGCGGTGGGGAAAATTCTGGCATCGCCTCTCTTGGTGGTAGGCCAAAGGGCGACGAAACAACGACCCCGACACCTGACACGCCGTCCACCACTCCCGGACGCCGCCCCGACATCTATTACATGTGGGATCTTGGCATAAATATTCCATCTCCGGGTGATCCGAACTATACTCAGTATCAGACATACTTGGCTGAAAGGCTCGCGGCTCAGCGGGCAATGGGATAAATTTAATGTCGAATAAGCAGTCTATTGGTGCCGTTGTGACTCTCTACAAGACCAAGCATCGCCGCAGAGCAAAGCCTTTGCATCTTCGGGGTTCAAAAAAGCTTGGCCCGAAGAGCGGTGATAGGGGCAACAGGGGAAGCTTTTAACGAAGTCGGGCGGTGAGCGTTTGGGTAGGCGGCTCCTTTAATCGGCGGATGCCTCTTGGAGCGGGGCTCACATTAAGGTTTAAACATGACAACAAGCGGCACAACAACTTGGGACCCCGATATTGGGGAGATCGTGGAAGAGGCGTTCGAGAGAGCGGGCCTCGAACTCCGCTCTGGCTACGACCTTAAAACGGCTCGCCGCAGCCTTAACTTCCTTTTGACCGAGTGGGCAAACAAGGGCTTAAATCTTTGGACTGTTGCTTCCGGCACTCTCACACTTGTGCCGGGTCAAAAAACCTACACCACCGCTGATGGTCTCCCGGCTGACGCTGTGGATTATATCGAGCATGTGACGCGCACAAGCAGTGCGGGAATTCCCACCGATATTTCGCTCAACCGCATTTCTGTTTCGACCTATGCCAATATCCCGACAAAGGAACAGACTGGCAGGCCGTATCAGATCTATGTGAACCGCGCGACATCCTCTCCGCAAATCACGCTGTGGCCTGTTCCTGACTCCAGCACGCCATACACGCTGGCTTATTGGTACATGAAGCGCCTTGATGACGCGACCAATCCAATCAGCCAAACCATTCAGGTGCCGTTCCGGTTCTACAACGCCTTAACTGCGGGGTTGGCATATCACATCGCGCTCAAGCGTCCCGAGGCTCAGGACCGCATTTCGATGCTCAAAGATTTGTACGACGAGGCCTTCCAATTGGCCAGCGATGAAGATAGAGATAGGTCCAGCGTAAGATTCACCCCGTTTGTTGGATACAACTTTTGATGTCGTTTTATGCCTATATTCACTGCAAGCCTGATGGTACTCCTTTTTATGTCGGGAAGGGAGCAATTGAAAGAGTCAGGCTTCGCAAGAGAAAGCATAATAAGTGGCACCAAAACATAGTTAATAAATACGGGCAAGAAAATATATTGGTGGGCTCGCTTGAGTGTTCATCTGAAGAAATATCATTTGATCTTGAGAAGGGCCTTATAAAAAGGCTCAAACTCATGGGTGTTGAGATTGTAAACCAAACAAGCGGTGGGGACGGCAGGAGTGGCTCTGTTGTTTCAGAAGACGTAAAGAAAAGAATCTCTGAGAAATTAAAGGGAAGCAAGAATTTTCTTGGGCAAAAGCACTCCCCAGAGGCTAGGGAGAAGATAAGCAAAAGTCTATTGGGTAATAAGCGTGGATATGGTAAAATATTCACAGAAGAACACCGTGAAAAGTTAAAGATTGCAGGCACGGGGCGTCTCCTTAGTGAAGAGACAAAGGCAAAAATTGCCAGCAAACTTGCCGGGAACAAAAATTGCCTTGGGAAGAAGTGGATAACTGACGGCGTTAAAAACAAAAAAATAAACGCTGGCGAAGACCCTCCACTTGGCTGGAGATTTGGCAAGATTTTGAGGGGTGCTATATGAGTGTACCGTATGCAAGAGGCAGGCGGGCGTTCGGGTTTTGCGACACCTGCGGGCAGCGTTACGATCTCAACGAGCTTAAAGTGCAGATTGTTGCAGGCCGCTCTACCAACCTTAAGAACTGCACCTATTGCCTCGACAAAGACCATCCGCAGTACTTCATTGGCCGCGTCCCGATCAATGACCCGATTGCGCTTCTTAATCCTCGCCCAGACACTGCTCAGGTAGAGAGCCGTGAGCTTTGGGGCTGGAACCCCGTTGGAAACCCCGCAGTTTACGCCACAGGACAGGTTGGAGTTATCTCTCTTGTTATTAATGGCGTTAAGAGCCAAGTCACCTACTCAGGTGAGATGTAATAAAAAGAAAGAGAACAAAATGCATAAGAAGAAGCCCATCGGCTACACCAAGGAACAGACCAAATCCATGAAGGCGCTTATTGAGCGCACAGAGCCCAAGTCTGGCGACTATGTTGGCTCTGGCACCGTCACTGAAGTGCCGAAGAAGAAAAAGAAGATGAAGCGGATGATGGATGGCGGTATGACTCGCGCCGCTCCCTATGGCCGTGGCAAGGGTCCCATGAGCGATGCGCTCAGCAATGCTATGCCCGTTCGTAGCCCCGGGATGGGAGGCGGCATGGGTGCCCCGGATTACACAACGATGCCTATTCGTGGCGGCGGTGGCGTCCCGGTTCAGGGGCCGGGTGGTGTTGTTGTTCCGCCCATGCGCCCGGAAGGAAAGAAGATTCCCGGTCAAATTCGGGATCGCTTGATGGGCATGATGGGACGGGCTGGTAAGGGCACAGAGTATCCCGGTATGCCCAAGAAGCGTGGCATGAAGGGCGGCGGTCTTGCTCGTAAGGGCGTTGGTATGGCTCTCGCCAAGGGTGGCCTTGTGAAGGCAAATGGCTGCGCTCAGCGCGGTAAGAGCAAGGGGAAGATGGTATAATGGCAAAGCAGAACGCACGGCTTAAGCTTCCCTCCGATGCCACAGTTGAGAACGGCATGAGGCGGGGTGTGAATGTGGGCAATATGAAGGTGCTTAAGAAGCCGCTCAAGATGCGTGGCGGCGGTGCTGCCACACGGGGTTTGAAGATCTCGGAGAAGCAGGGCTAATATGTCCTTCACCTACGCACAGCTTGTAGACGCTATCCACGGGTATCTCCAGACAGATGCCAATGGTATCCCGACTGCCGATATGAACACAATCATTCGGCAGGCGGAGCAACGTATCTATTATGATGTGCAGATCCCTGTCCTCAAGAAGAACGTAACGGGAACGCTATCAAGCGGCAACCGTTACCTCTCTACCCCGACCGACTACCTCGCCACATATTCAATTGCTGTGAATAACAACGGCAATTATGAATACCTCCTGCCAAAGGATGTGGCGTTCATGCGCGAAGCCTACCCTTTAACCACCACCACTGGTGTGCCGCGCTACTACTCTCTCTTCGATAACGACACGATCATTCTCGCACCCCCGCCGAACTCGAACTACGAGGTTGAGCTTCATTACTTCTATGAGCCTCAGTCGATTGTGGAGGCAACATCCGGCACATGGCTGAGCGAGAACGCCGAAACCGCCCTTTTGTATGGATGTTTATTCGAGGCTTATTCCTACCTGAAGGGTGAAGCGGATCTTATTTCGCTCTATGCGGGAAGATACAAGGAAGCTATCGAGGCTCTCAAGGTTATTGGTGAAGGCCGCAACCGCTCCGACACTTACCGTAACAATGAACCAAGGATTGTGCCGAATTGAGTGGGGGTTTTGGGGTCGTTGGGTCTTTTCTTGTAAGAGCCACAAATGAGCGGGGTTTCACGGTCGAGGAGGTTGCAGAAGATCTCCTCAACAAGCTGATCTTCATTTCGAGCGAGTCTCATCCTGCCATTCGCGAACAGGCGATTGCGTTTAAAGATCAGATCCGCCCCGTGATTACCCACTACATGAGGCAGGCTGTGAGGTCAGACAGAACCACGCTTGCCGCCAATCTTTCAAGCCAAGGCCATATTGATGTGGCTGAAATTATCAGGAGGCTATAGTGGCCATATCCACAGCATTTTGTACAAGCTTTAAACAGGGTCTGATGCAGGGCCTGCATGATTTTGATAACCCCGGTGGCAACACCTTCAAGATCGCTCTCTACACTTCATCCGCCACGCTTGGTGCCTCCACAACTGCCTATTCCGCGACAAACGAAGTTGCAACTGGCGGTAACTACAGTGCTGGTGGCAACACACTCGTTTCAGTGACACCCACCACTTCCGGCACTACAGCCTTTGTGGATTTCGCTGACACAACTTGGTCTTCCTCCACGATCACTGCAAATGGCGCATTGATCTACAATGCAAACTCTTCAAATGCGTCTTGCGTTGTTCTTGCCTTTGGCTCTGATAAATCCTCTTCAAACGGTGATTTCCAGATCGTTTTCCCAACGGCGAACGCCACAGATGCAATCATCCGGATTGCATAAGACGCCAATTTCAATTGTCATTTTGCGGCTATCACCGTCAATATATAAGGTTTAAACTACGATGCCAGATGTCTTTAATCGCGCGAAGATGACAACCGCGACAACGGGCACTGGCACAATCACGCTTGGCTCTGCTGTGCTGGCGTATCAGTCTTTTGCTTCAGCGGGTGTAACTAATGGTGCGGTAGTCCACTACACCATCGAAGACGGAACGGCTTGGGAAATTGGCACAGGCACCTACACAGCAGCCGGAACCACGCTTTCCCGCTCTCTAGTGCAAAGTTCGACAGGCTCTCTTCTTAATCTATCTGGCAGTGCCCAGATCTTTATTACCGCGCCAGCATCAGCCATCAGAGACCTTGACTCTGTTGCCCCCGCGACAGCACGCACTAACCTTGGCCTCGGCACGGGGAACAGCCCGCAGTTTACGGGCTTAACACTTACTGGCGTGGGTGCTCTTAGTGCGGGCACGGCGCTTCTTCCTTCCCTCATCCCTTCTGGCGACACCAACACAGGCATGTGGTTCCCGGCGGCGGACACGATTGCTTGGTCTACTGCTGGCTCTGAGAGGATGCGCATTCTCAGCACTGGCGAAGTGGGCATCGGCACATCCACCCCCGGATCGTTTGGTAAGCTGGAAGTTCTGGGTTCTGGATATACCGGATTTTCCGTTGCCTCATCCGATGCGTCTGGTGTTCGTGTTGTTTTGGCAGCAAATGCCGCAAGTGAAGCCCGCATAAATGTGACTTCAAATCATCCGCTCGCTACCTTTGTTAATGGCGCAGAGCGCATGCGCGTAACTGCGGCTGGCAATGTTGGAATTGGAACCACTTCACCGGGTCATCTGCTTCAAGTTAACTCTACAGGCTCAACCATATCTGCAACTACGTCGTCCACGACGACACAATTTACTGGCCCCGGTTTAAGGCTGTACAACACGAATGCGTCAATGAGCACGCAGGCTGGCCTTGGCATCGCAAGTTTAATATCTGACGTTTCTGCAACGCAAGGCTACATGGCCTTTTTCCAGACAAACAACTCAGGTGGGTTTGTACGCGATATTCTTCGCTATGATTACAATGCGAGCCTTTGGCAGTTCTATACAAATGCAACCGAAAAGCTTCGCATTACAAGCGCGGGCAATGTCGGCATCGGCACCACGGCCCCAGACGCCCTGCTCTCCGTCAATGGCATTGCATCCTTTGGTGCTGGCGCTGTAGCCACCCCATCCATCGCTGCCTTTGGCGACCTCAACACTGGAATGTGGTTTCCGGCTGCTGATACGATTGCGTGGTCTACTAACGGCACTGAGCGTCTTAGGATTGCTTCCGGTGGAACGGTTTCAACAACGGGAACTCTGACTATCGCTGGTGGTGCTGCAAGCATCAGCAGCACTTCATTTGACTTTACTTCATCCACCACTTTCTTTCCTCAGATTATATTGGTCAACACTGCAAATGACACTTTTGGTCCATACTGGAACACAAGAAAACTTCGCGGGGCAGCCGCCGCAAACTCTGGAGATTCTCTTGGGACATTTGTGTTCCAAAGCGCGGACACTGGCGGTACAGTAAGAAACGCAGCTTTCTTTTCAGTTGTCTCGGAAGGGGCTGGCGCAACATTTCATTCTGCATACTATTCGTTCACACTAATCAATACAGCGGGCACATTTGTAATACCTCTTCAAATCAAAGACCAAGGGTTGCTTGTGACAGATGGCACTGCGCTTTTGCCATCTTTTACATTTTCGGCTGACCCTGACACAGGTTTTTGGCGTCCAGCCGCTAACACATTGGCCGCAAGCACAGGTGGAAGTGAACGTCTTCGCATCACGAGCGGAGGCAATCTTGGCCTTGGAACGTCTACCTTTGGCACATCCGCCGCAGTAACTCTTGCAATCGCAACCGGAACCGCACCAACAACAGGCCCAGCCGACACCATCCAGATTTACTCCACCGATCTTTCGGCGGGCAACACGATGCTGTCGCTCTACACGGAAGGTACGGTCGTAAACACAAACACAGTCGCCGCTACCACGCACCGGATTGCCATCCGCGTGAACGGCACTGTATACTATCTTCTTGCCAACACAGCCGCATAGGGAAACACATGAAAATCGAACTCACCAACGAAGAAGCCAACGCCCTCGCCAACCTTCTTGACATCGCCGTCAAGGCTGGAGGCATTCGTAGCGCAACCGCCGCACTGGTCATCTTCCAGAAGCTGGAAGCTGCCGCAAAAGCAGAGAACGCCGAAATCAAGGAGGCTCAATAATGGCTGTTTCCTATGAGTGGTTGTTTCCATCTCTGGATGTAATCTACAACGAAATTGACCCCGAGACTGAAGAGCCCGTACAGGATGTAGTGACCACGGTTCATTGGATCTACACGGCTCAGGACGGGGATTACACCGCGACGATGTATAGCACGGTCGGGCTTCCACCGCCCGGTGTGCCGTTCATCGCGTATGAAGACCTTACTCCGTCAATTGTGCAGGGATGGGTGGAAACCGCACTTGGTGCTGATCAGGTGGCGGAAATGCAACAGTCCCTTGCAAACTCCATTGAAACTCAAAAGCAACCAAAGGGCGGCAGTATGGCCCCGCCTTGGTAATAAGGTGAATTTATGCTTGGTTTTGACGCACTTGCAAAGCTCCCGGTAGCAGCCGAAGCTGACCAAGGTATAATTGCGTCTGTTACTGGCGTCTCTGCCACTACTGCGGTTGGCAGTGCTATAATCATAACAAACTCTGTCATCCCTGTGACGGGGGTTTCTGCCACGGGGACCGCTGGCAATGTCTTTGTAAAATGTGGCGTCACAGTTGATGTCACAGGTGTTCAGGCCATAGGTTATGTGAATGATAACCTCCTTATCTGGAGCCTTATCAACACGAACCAGATCCCTGATTGGACTGGCATATCGGATGGCCAAACCCCGAATTGGACGCCAGTCAATGACTCAGATTCTGTAACTTGGACGCAAATAGCGGCATAGAAAAATGGCATCAACTTATTCTCCCAATCTTCGCCTTGAACTGATCGGCACTGGTGAACAGCAGGGCACATGGGGCTCTACCACCAATACCAACCTCGGCACTCTCCTTGAGGAGGCCATCGGCGGTTATGTGTCTGTAACCGTGTCGGATGTTGCCGACACCACCCTCACGACAAGCAACGGCTCCGCAGACCAGTCCCGCAATATGGTCATCAACCTTACGGGTGCTCTTACAGCCACTCGCAATGTGATCTGCCCCGCGATTGAAAAGCTCTATGTCGTGAAGAACGCCACAACTGGCGGTCAGTCGGTTGTCTTTAAAGTGAGCGGCCAGACGGGCGTAACTGTCCCCAATGGCATTATCGAATTTATTTATGTGGACGGAACGGACGCCCGCTCCATCACGGGCTCTATCGCAATCCAAGATGCCAACAATGTAGCCATCACTGGCGGCAGCATCACGGGCATCACAGATCTTGCTGTCGCTGATGGCGGCACCGGGGCATCCAACGCTGCATCAGCCAGAACCAATCTCGGGATCGGCACGATTGGAACCCAGAACGCAAATGCCGTTGCGATCACTGGCGGCACTGTGGCGGGTGTCACTGTATCGAATACATCGCTATCAAACGTGTCTGTTGTTGCGAATGCTTCCAGCCTGAGCGTAAGGGACAGCGATGGCTCGAATATCCTTTCGATTGCTGTTGGATCGAACCTCACAGCGAACACAATCCTTACACTCACAACTGGTGCCACATCAAATAGAACTCTCGATATCTCTGCATCAAATGTGACAATCTCCACTGCTGGTGCCGCACTCATTGATGATGCTGACGCTTCCGCTCAGCGCACTACGCTCGGCCTCGGAACGATTGCCACGCAAAATGCAAACGCCGTTGCGATCACTG